GGAATATATCCGTGAGCATTGGCGCAGATTACCTAACAGGTAATTTATAATCGGTTCATCCAGAGCCAGTGCAAACTCTCATTTGTTACAATTCTGGATGGGTGGCGGGTATGGATTTATCTATGAATCTCCAGTTCAATTGTGATTTATACCCCAAAGCCAAACATTTCATTAATAGTATCATCATCATGATTCTTCAAATAACTTTGGGTTGTCTCGATTCCGCTATGGTGTGCAAATACTTGTACTTGCTCTAATGGGAATTTCTTTGGATTTCCATTCTCGTCAAGTAGTCTAGTATCAGTTCCTTGTGCAAGACATTCCAATCTACTGTGTCGCATGGTATGGGGAAAGATATTACATTTTTCTCCACGAACTTCTGATAAAATATTGGAAATAGAGCAGATTCTATCATAAAGAGCATCAGCAGTAACAGGTTGTCTTTTTCCATTCAAATTTTTATACCAAAGAGAATCAATATCATCTTCTCCACGTTCCTCCAAATACTGTTTGATAAGTTCTTTTGTGTCATCAAGATATACCAAGCAAAATTTCTTTCCACGTTTACCAACGACAGTATTTGTTTTATTATTCTCTGTTAAACCGTGTTTTTCGACTTGTAGCAGCTCGTTACGTCTGCCGGCAGAATCAAAACCTAAACTCCATAGCACCGCTGATTGTAATTTACCTTTTTCAATAAGAATATCTCTTACTTTGATAAACTCTTCAAATGTAAAAAAGAAATCGTCATCATTATCTTTAACACGTTCTCTTGGGATTCCTTTGACTTTCTTCGCCATGTTAATTTCATAATCATAGTCATCATCTTCCTCGCAAAAAGTTAAAAGACTGTTAATAGAACTTTTTAATCTGTTTGTTCTAGCTGATGACATTCCACATTCTTCTGTAAAATATAAGCTCATACCCCTGAAATCTTTCTTATTCATTTCGAGAACACTTTTATTCCCATGTTCCTTTAGTATGTATATAAAAATAATACGAAGGTCTTGAAAATAGGAACTTATAGTATTTTTGGATTTCTTTCTCTGTTTATATTCAGCAAGAAAATCTTCTAGGATATGTTTGTTTTCTTTGTTTACTTGCTCCCATAACTCAGGAGTGTAGAAGTTATTATAAATCCTCCCTCTCGTTGCCATAAGTTAGCCTCCTTTCCAATAGAAAAGAAGCCGACTTATTTCTAAGTGACTTCTTCTAATATTTCTTTTATTTTGTTATTTATCAACTCTTTATAAGATTCGTCATCTTTAGTCCAATATGGTATCTCTAAATAGTAATACCCATTTTCTAAAGCATAATTTTTCTTAAATTCATCAACTTGTTTTCTGTATTCAAATTCTCGTTCTGGTGTATTTCCAGTTTGATTTGCTCTTAACATGGAAAATCCCGTAACTTCATAATGTTGTAATCCGTGTACTTCAATAATAAGTTTCAACTTAACAACCTCATTATCAAACGGTAGCTTTCTACCAGTTAAAGGATTTATAGGAATAATACTACAATCATACTCGGTATTTGTTTCGTAATTTAACTCATTTGTTAAATAATTGAATACCCTATCTTGTAATTCACTTGTTCTTTTCATCTGAGAACAATATGGACATTTGAAATTTGCTCTAACGGAATCACGAATATTGCGAATATATTCATCATGTTCACCATTTTTACATTCCCAAATACACATATCATGACTACCATAACTATAATCAAACGGTGTTAGTAAATTAGCGTCACTCCATACTTCTATTGATTGAGGATACTTATTTCCGAGCATGTCATCTTTTTTGATGTTGCCATATCCCTCATAATCAAAAATATCTTTAATAGTCCAAAAAGCACAAGCAGATGTTTTATAAGGGCGTTGAGTTTTGTATGACAACAATATGATTTCTTTATTGCATTTAAAAGGCATTTGCCATTTATCTTGAGAATTGGTTTCGCACCAAACTCTATTTAGCACATCTAATCCATACACATCTATTACATGTTGAGCAAATGAATTACACTGAATACATTTAATTTTTGTAGAATTAGTTAGGTATGTAATTTTCTTTAATTCGCTATCATGAATACCTTTACTACATTTAAAGTAATAATCTTTTGAAGAACTAAATGAAATATCCTTTGGAGCTATATCATTCTTATCATAATCCCATAATTCTAAAATATCATTTCGATTGTTTTCTATACACCAATCATAAAGTGATTTCCCACCGCTAATTCTACCCTTTGAATCTCTTTTGTTTATCATATATTTTCTCCTTTACTAAATTTAATTAGAAAAGGAGAGGATTTAATGCTGTCTCCCGACATGAACCTCTCCATTGTGATTGTGGTGGCAGGATCATACCCTACACATTCCTTCCCACAATGAATAATAACCAACATCAGTTTTGCACCCACGACCAATATTCATCACATCCTCGTTGTTGGCTCTATATATTACTTCTCTAAATCAAAAAGACTTGCACCCATTTCTGAGTACAAGTCATTGATTAATATTTTTAATTTTGTTATAATTTATTTCTACCTACCAGTCCAAATCTGATAATTCTCAGAGAAAGGTCTGGTGATTTCTATATGTTTATTCTCAATAAAAATAAACCTGTGTTTGTGCATAAATACAAACGTATAAGATTCGAGAGAGTTGAATACGTTCGTCAGCACTGGCGTAGTCTACCAACAAGGTAGAATATTTAATCTTCATTCTAGCATAGAATCAAACTCTCAAATTGATTTTGTGTTGACTGGTAGGTGTTGTTGTTTACCAGAAAAATATATTACGCTTAAAGTCGCTTATTTCACGCTCTATTTTTGCCAATCTTTCTGAAAAAGCTTTTTCGTATTGCTCAAAAACTTCCCTTGTAACCATCTCGCCGTTGACCATATAAGAAGCAGTAGGAGTAATCATTCCACCCATATCTTCTTCGTAACAATCGCAATCACAGCAACCACAACAGTCGCAACATTCATCTTCATAACCAAAAAGAATAACATTTTTATCTCTATCAACACAGTAATCAATAACATCTTGACTTACATCACCATCCATAGAAATATAAACAATTTCCATAGAAGAGAAATACTTATCATCAAAATCTGTAACGGGTTGAACAACCAAATCTCCATCATTATCAATAGAAATCATATATTCTAAGTTATCTAATTCAATATCAACTTTACGGACATTAATCCAATCATGTGATAATGCTTCGCCCATTGCATATTCAATAAGCTCTTTATTAGCAATAATACCAATTATCTTGTCTGTCGTTTTAAAATACTCTAAAAAGATATCTACAATTTCTTCTGTTGCATCAAGAGTGATTACATCTGAAATATTTTCTTCGTATTTGTTCAAGATTTATCACCTACCTTATGAAAGTTCCTTAACTGCCTTACCCATCTTAAAAGTAATCTCATCATGAGCTGGCTTCGTCCACGCTTTCTTTTCGCCAAGAGTAGATACACCACTACGTTCAGGTACATTCTTTACCTTGAAAGTACCGATATTTCCAAGTGCAATCTTTTCATCTCTATTTTCGGTGAGAGTATCTACAACAACAGTTGCATAAGCAGTTAAAACTGCATCAACATCCTTCTGAGATAAACCACTTACTTCTGCAACTTTCTTTAACATTTCATTCTTTACCATATCAATTAAATCCTTTCATTCTTATCAATTATTTTAATCAAAATAGGAGAGTAGTATCTAACCACTCTCCATAGTGGCTTCGTAAGCCAAATTAACCATAGGTTATTTCCGTTTGTTGAATGCCAGTCGGATTCTGGTCTATAAAATGCAACTATATTTGATTGCAAATTAAAAATGCAACCGTTTTTAGTTGCATTTTATTCATACGACATACCAGTGACACCATGCCGTTCTGTCAAATCAGACTACTCAAAAGTAGAAGAGTAGCCCTATTCTCCATAGTTCACTTATGCATAAAATAATAAAAACTGTGTCGCTCGTACACAGTCTACTTTATCTTAATATGCTACTTGTAACATAATTTTTGAATAATAACATTCAATATGTTACAAGTGACAATTTATTGTTATTATCTAAGCGACTGAGATTCTGGACTCGTCCTTACACCATAGCAACCCGAATGCTTGACTTAGATGTTTAACCTTTAGGCACATAATTTATAATCTTTAAAAACAAATATATATTTATCATCAACGATTGATATCTTATTATTACAACAACGTGAAATTTTACCCTTTGATATTCCTGTTTCTCTAACTGCATCCATAATAGATTTATATTCTTTTATAAATATTTTATCTTTACTATATTGGATTACTGGTTTCCCTTTTGGGATTATATCATTTTTTCTGTTTTTTAATTTTTCAAATGAGTCATAATATTGATAAGACCAAATATAGCCATTTGTTTGATTTCTTTTACCTAAACAACATGCAGAAACAAGTCTAAAATCAGAGTCTGTATATATAGAAGCTTCTACTAAAGAAGTGAATTTTTGAATATATTTTCCATCTAGCGTATATTGGAAGACATCTTTGCATTGTTCTTTTATTACTGTATCAAAAATATGTTGCTTCTTATCAATTGGTGGTAATTTATCAAATTTTTCATAAGACCATCTATAATTCTTTGTGTATGCAACCTTATTTTTACAACAAGCACATATTGCAGAATTACTAATTCCTGTATTTCGTTCTGCCTCCATCATAGATGGGAAGTCTTTAATATAATTCCCATCAATATCATACAAATAAACCTTTTTTGATAAGCCATTATTAAATGCACCAACAGCTCCATTATCTCCACCTGTAGATACATTATATCCAAAGGTTCTATTTGTAGTTTGGTATTTTTCAATAAATTCCTTTTCTTTTTCACAAGCATCTTCATATGTAAGACCACTAAATAATATTTCATGGCTAAAATTTCCCCATCCATATTTTTCGATAGCTTTACCAAATACTTGTCCAGAATATCCAGAACCATCTTTGTGCCATCTGTACAAAGGCTTTTCTAATCCAGTAATGCCGATATATTTTTTACCATTTATATTATTTGTGTGACAATAAACATAATAAGTTTTATTCATAATTTACCTCCATAGTTTTTTACATAATAAAAGTGGTCAACTACTTTTCAGTAGAAGACCACTTATTTAACAAAGTATCTAATTTTTCATTTTTTATATAAACCCAAAATCTTTGTTGGGAATTTGGGTTTAATGCGCATAACTTATATCTTAATCCGTTGTCTCGTAAATAATTGCGGAGTGGAAGAGAATAACAGCAGTATAATTCAACATCCATAATTTTTACCTCATTTAGTTTAATACTACTAATTTTGTTTTTGCATCAATGGTAACACCGTTTTCATTCTGTGCGGTAAAGATAAATCCTTCTTTTTGGCTGTTAAACAACTTGCCATCAGAATAATTATTTGCTTTAGTATCACAGAAAGCACCTTGCTCATAGATAGTAGTATTTCCGATTGTATACTGACCACTTCTATGTGTATGAGCCATTACCAACTTAGTAAACTGAAATCCTTCATTTCTAAACCATAACATAGCCTTTTCAGCAGTCTTTAAAATACCACTAGAATATGCTGTCGGATGACAATAGATTGTATCACCAATCTGGCAATACCAATTATCTGTATAATCAATTTCAATATCTTCAAATACTTCAATCAGTGGTTTATATTCAATCTTTGTTCTTTCACGCTTATCAAAATGTCTAAAACCATCAACAAAAATCAATTCCAATGATGTTTTAGGCATAAGTTCCAATAAGTCAGAATCAAGATTTTTCGCAAGATAATTCTGAAATCTGATATCATGATTGCCGTAATTTACTACAACCTTCTTTGGTTTTATGTATTCAATTAAGTCAATCAAATACTTTCTTGTTTCAATAATTTCTTCCATAGGACTAACCCTATATGACTTAGGAAATTTTGAAATTGCTTGATTATCTGAAATATCGCCATTTAACTGTAAAATGTCAACATTTCTAAAATCTTTCAATAATTCAATATTTAACTGATAAGGAACGTGTAAATCGGAAAGAGAGAGGATAGTAGTATCTACACCATCAACACCATGAATATAGTTATCGTATTCCATCATTCCATATGCAGTTTTTCTCAGGTGGTCAGCAGAAATATCTAAGTCAAGAAGTTCTACAATTTCTTGCCAGTCTAAATCCAATTCCTTGTTAATTTTTGCTCTACATAGACGTAATTTCCACTCAAAGAGGGTTTCATTTTCTAATCTTGAAAAATCGGTAATCTCGTCCACCTACTTCCTACTCATTTTCTTCACTAGGAAGTTCATTATCTTGCTTAATGGTTAAAGAAATTCCTTCAATACCATTCCACTCAGATAATAATTTTTCAATACTATAAACTCTAACATCGTCTTTGATATACTCTGTAATTGTCATGTCGTCTGTGTTAATTACTGCTTTTGAAAAAGTAGTAGTTTTTGTTGTTTTTGCCATTAAATCTTCCTTTCATTCATAATGAGATTTTTGTACCTTTATTAATAATAATAACTCTTGTAGATTTACAACAATCCGCAAGAGCCTTTTCTAAATCTTCTTTAAGTTCAATTCGTGCTTGAGTGTCACCATGACACAAATATATTTTTTCGCAGTTGATAGACTTATAATAATTAATCATATCTTTGCGTTGAATATGACTACTATAAGAATGTAAATCAACTAAGCTACACTTATTTTTATAAGGCTTACCATTAATATTTATTGTTTTTTGCTTAGAGCCGTTTTTTATTCTAAACGCCAAAGTATTTTCGCTTGCATATCCTATAAATAAAATGCAGTCATTCTCGTTAGGTAAAATACTCTGAACCCACTTCACGCTGCGCCCCGCAGAAATCATCCCACTTGATGCACATATAATTTTCGCACCTTTATCAGCAATAGCAGCCCTACTATCTTCTGGTGTAATAATTCTGCGAATATTTTTCCATGACATCATTTCATCAAATTTTTCTTTAGCTTCTCCATCTAAGATAGAAGAGTAACAATCCAAAAGTCTGTTAGATAACGGACTGTCCACTAATATTGGAACTGTAAATGATTCGTCTTTCCCAAACAACTGATACAATTCCCATAATATAAACGGCATTCTATCTAATGAAAATGTTGGTATCAACACACGATGCTTATTATGTGTACAAAATTGTTCAACAACAGTTTTCATTTTTTGCCTATCTAGCTCAATATCCTTTTTAGTCATAGAGCCGGTGCGTCTGCCGTATGTACACTCCACAAACGATACATTACTTGATGTAATCGGCTCAAACTTTTCCACAAAAACTTTTCTATCTTCAATCATTTTATTTCCAAGGTCTGACGAAAAATAAATCTTTCGTGTGTGAGAGCCACCATTAATATATAGTTCAGTCTGACAAGACCTTAGTATGTGCCCGGCGGGAGTATAGCGAATTGAAATATCGTCATCAATTTTAACAATATTACCAATTTCAACTTCCATCACATTCTTTAAAGCCATATCAACTTCCGCCTGTGTGTAAAGCGGAGTATATGATTTTTCGCCCTTTCTATTTAAAGATTCACAGTCTCTCTCGTTAATAAAGGCTGTATCAGACCACATTTCTTTTAAAATACAAGTGGTATCTTTTGGCGTAATAATTTTTACATCTTTATTTCCCCTTGCAAAAAGCATTGGAACAAGCCCTATGTGGTCACAGTGGTTATGCCCTAAAATAACCATTTCTACCTTTTTAGGTTTTATTTTGTTTAAAATAGCGCAATTATCTTTGTAATTGCCTAATATTGTAGAATTTTCTTGAATCATACCTAATTCAAATAGGATAGTACGACCAAAGAACTCAATTTTTGTACAACTCCCGGTAACGCCAGTAGCATTGCCACCAACAACCTCAAGTTTTACTTCTTTCTTTTTCTTTGCCAATGGCGAATACCGCCTTTCGTATTATTTATTTATCTTTTTGAGAAAAGACATATTTTTCTTAGACATACACATATAGAATTTTTTATGCTTTGTTTTACTTGTTGATATTCCTTCGTATGATGAAAAAGGAACGCCAAACTCATCATGCAATCTATGTGCCGTCTTTTTGTCTATCTGTAGTATAATTTTCACCACTTTTCCTATAATATTGTAAAGAAAACAAGCGACAACACTTTGTAAGTATTACCGCTTGTTATATAAAAGACAGGTATTATAAAAAGATTATTCATCAAAATACCTATTTAGTTTTCTGTTGTAATACCTAGTAATTTTTGGCTTTGTCCAAATTCTAGGTTTACAAATAATATTGTCATATGTATGGATTTCTTTTTCCGGAACATAGTTGCATTCCAAACTCAACCCATCTAATAATTTTATTATAGTTTTATCAGACGGAGTGGTAGAAGATAAGTAGGCGAAAATAATCTTCTCTGCCGACTTAAAAATATTTCGGACTGTCGCTACATTAATATCTTCTCTTTCCGCTATTTGATTTATTAAATTTTCCTGTGTAATAGTCAAATAACTAACTTTCCTCCAATCTGTTCTCGAATTCGATATATGTAAACATATCTTGCTTTGTAAAATATAACATTGTATAATCATCCTCCATATACTTAGTTATTTATGACGATATGTTGTTTCCTTTATATGCACAAAACTTAGTCCACCACTAATGGATTATTTATTTTTTAATAATTTGATTTTGTCCATGCCGAGTGGACTATTTTTTATATCGTCAACTAGTCTTAATTTTCAAATAATGTTCTCTATTTATACGTTTCCTTTCCATTTCAAAACATTTGTCACAACGTATTCGCTTGCCGGAAACAGACACTTCAAACCACTCCCCACAATCAGTACATTGTATTATTTTAGTTTTTTTAATGTTAATATTTTTCTCTAAGTTATTCACAACGTATTGACCATAACAGAACCACAATAACTGTTTATATCTTTTATCTTTACCATATAAGTATTCAACTAGCATATCAGTAATAGTCTCATCTGAATATCCAAATCTGCTAAATTCTTCTCTGATTTTACAGGCGACATATCTTAAATTATCAATATGTTCATCTTTCATATTAATCATGTAGCGATATTGCTTATTTAATTCATCGTATAAGTCAGATACTTCTTTACTACAAAGAATACTTTTATTAGACATCATAACCTTATAGTCTATCTTGCCAAGTTGCATACCTCTAGTGTTAATAGGCTTATTAGGAATTCTACTATAAATCTTATTTACAAAACTCTGATTACGCTTCTGTACCTGTGACTTCTCCTTATCTTTTGCAAATTCAAAGAAGGCAGGAAGTTTACAGTTGGTATACTTTGAAACTATCGGATGAAACCATTCTGCTCGTTCCGGCATGTATAACGTCTTGGCTGAATCTATACAGAAATTATTTTCCATACACAGCAACTTAACCACATCAATAGCCTCTTGTTTTTCTTTATCTGTCCCAATCACAAAAACATCATTATTCCAAATTTTAGAAATATCATTACTGTACAAGCCAATATTTCCACACACAAATGCCTTATTTAGCCCCTCATAAATAGTCTTATTGTTTAACTCTGTCGGCTCTGCCTTGCGCATATTGTAGTAAAGTGGCACAACTCCATTCATGTTTCTTTCTGCAATTCGCACAAAATCTCTGTCTGCAACTACAAGCGACTTATCTCCATCTACATCAAACTGAAGAATTTTACTAATCAAGTCGTGTGTGCTTGTATAAACGGCGTTAGTAATAAACCACTCTCTAATTTGATTTGTTCTCTCGCCATAACCGTTACTTGACACATTAAAACGAATTGCGTGTTCTTTATAAAGATGAGGACTTCTGAGACAGTCCAGTTTGTCATACTGCTTGAATAGCCAACAAAACACTTCTTTATCATTAAGTAACCCTTTTGGGTTTTCAATATGCCCAAACCAATACTCGCAAGCTGCGTAAAAATCAGGAAGAAGAAATGTGTATTTGCCGGTTACTTCAAGTTTCCCGCTACGATACTTCTTTAGGAGACTATTTTTAACTTCACGGATTACGTCTTTAGCATATGTGTCACTTAATAATGGTGGATATATTTTTACTGCCTTCTGAAAAGGTGTCATATTTTTGTTGTATGGTGTAATGCCAAGAATATCCATCATGGTTTCTTTAGAGTTGCATACATTGGTAATCCTTTCAGAAGATTTATGGGTGAGCAAATCAATTTCATCATCTGTTATATTAGTGAGCGTTTGTAACATTTGATAGTTTATTTTTGCATTCTTAATCCTGTCTTCTTCAATATTGCAGACACCGGCAGTGCATTTATACTCTTTAAAATATTCTTTATATTCATCCCATGAATCATAATATTTATACATCTTAAACTGCGATTTTGTGAAGATTACCTGAATATCTTCTTTTATAACGTCATGTTTTTTTCCGTAAATATCAACGATAATAGGAGAGTAGTTATTTACTTCAATAAACTTTCTAAAATCAAACACCCCTAACAAACCTTTAATCCAAGGTACTCTAACCATGAAATTCTTAGTAGACACCGAAGGTAGCATCATGCCTGCACCGTCCGTGTGGGGGATTGGTACATAGTCAGTTTTTCTCGTGATTGAATAATCGGTTTCATCTACAAAATCAAAAGTACCATACACATTAGTTTCAAAATCGTCAATTACAATAGATTTATCAATATTAAAACCAACCCACTCGTCAGTGGCGGAATTAGTAAGTGCCATATAAGCTAAATGTTTGTTTACATTGTTGCCGCCTTTTGAATTTATTTTGTCTATGGTAAGCCCACACATAATTGTTTTTTCTATTTCTTCCCATACCTTTTCCTTAATAAATACTGCTTTCTTTTTACGGATTTGCCCAGCCGATGAAGTGAAATATCTATATTTTTCACCCTTGTATTTAAATCCGTGAAAAGCAATATCTTTAAAAACATCAAAGTAATATACTTGTACCACTATTAAAGCGTCTGTTAATTCATCCTGTTTTATACCAATAGTTCTACTAAGAGCAGAATCAAAAACAGAAACAACATTATTGTCATTTAGACTATCCTCTCTAATAGTACGAACATAATTTCTACCATTTGCCTTTTCATTATGAGAAGCTTTGTTAGCTAGAAGAGTGAGTAGTTTGTTTTTTGATTCTTTAGCTTTTTTCCTCTTATGTTTAACAAGATTACTCCAATAACAGTATTCCATAACGGTGTCATGTAAAACATCAGAAGCATCAATATCCTCAACTTTGCCAGTTTTAAAAATTTTTATATCATCATCGGTATATCCAAATTCTTTAAGTCTTTTTTCAATTTCCGGTAACTTATTATTTATATAATTGCGTTCTCTACGATACTTACAGTTCATGTCGTGCAGATATTTTTCATGATTACTGTAAAAATGACCAGTATCGCACGAGTATAAATTATACTGAATATCAAGCATTTAAATCCCCCTTAATATAACCTCCTATTTTTTATCCACAAAGTAAACCGGCACAACATTGACATCATTTAAATACGCTATCTTCACGGAACTGTAACCATCTACAAGTCGAAAGTTTTTATCAATTAAAATTTTTGATTCAAACTCTCCAGTTTCACGCCAATACTTTAATTTATGTAACCATTTTTCTTTACCAACCTTAGTTGCCTTATAATAATAAGGAACATAAATATCAGATAAATTTACCCAATATTCATAGTTGGTATCGTATTTCTTAAATAATCGCTTAATAAACCTAATCATTTTCATCCTCCATCTCTCTTATTTCGTAACCAAGAAATGTTGCTAAATCTCTTCCATAACTTACACATTCCCAATGAGCGTAATCACCATTATCGTTTATAATATATTCTTCTCCAAAAAGAATTTTTTCGTCACATTCAGAACAACTATATTTAGATTCTGGCGGTTCAACATTAGGACAAGAACTTGGATGTCCGATTTCCCAACGACAATACTTACAAGCCATTAAGCAACACCTCCTATAATAGAATTCTCTATTTTTTCATGAGCAAAACCTGAATCGGTAGTATAGTAAATATTTTTTATCCCTAAATCTTTTATTGCAGCCATACAAGATGAACAAGGACGAGCCATGCGACAATCTCTGTCATTGCCAATTCTGTATATATATAACTTTACTTTTGAATAATTAATACAAAGCCCCTTGAGTTGATTAATACAATTAATCTCAGCATGTAGTTTTGGTAATAAATCATCAGAATCTTTTCGGTATCTGTTATAGTATTTCTGACGTGGATGAGTTTTATTACTATTACAACCTAATCCAATAATTTGCCCTTGATAAACAGCAATGCAACCAATGTGAATTTTAGGGTAGTCAGAAATAGTTGCAACCTGACGTGCTTTAGCAAAATACTTATAATCTGCATTACAAAACATCATTTGCTCTCCATTATGTCATTGCCAATTTCAAAACATTTTAATTCATATTCATATCTGTCAATGTAATAATCAAAGAAACCTTCATCCATATATGTAGCTACTTGTTTTAAAATAGCAGAATAAATTGTTTTATTATTTGCATTGAAACGTAAGTGTTCTGCCTGTTCAATTAAAGACCAATTATCTACAGTATTTTCTTTAAGCATTAATTGCACTTCATAAGAGTCTTCATCATCTTTACTAATAATTGCTATAACCGTATAATCATTATGTAAGTCAATTGTAATAATATTGTTTATATTTCTGAATTTTTCATATTTAAGTCGTTTTGTCATATTAACTGTCTCCTTATCTTTCTAACCAAACTTCCCAATAACCATCACAGTATCTTGTTCTTAAATCGTTATAATGAAATTTAAGCAAATCAATAATTTGATAGATATAGTAGCAATAGTCAATCTGCCCACTGCGAATATTCGCCAGTACATCATTAATATAACTACAATAAGATTGCCAAGAGGTTGCACCACTATATGTACCCTGTGTTTCTTCGTTCCACTTTCCAGACTCTCTTAGGTATCTACCTTTAAGCTTTGTGATTTCTTTCGGGTATGGCGTGATAAACATTTTTCTTAACCCAAATTCTTTCTGCCACTTTTCATCTGTCATAAATGAAGTAGGTCTGCCCTCTGTATTTGATATTAGTTTTTGCGCTTTTAATTCTTCTAAGGTCATGTTTTTATACCTTTTCTCCTTTTCTTGTTTTTCTTTGATATTTTTATATAGGTTAATTCCTTCCACCTGATTATTTATTCTCTTTTTGTTTGGTGAATAAGTATTAAAATCTTCAATATCAATAATTCCCCCAAAATCTGAATAACTTATGTAGTTATTTGATGTATAGTTTCCGCTTGTCATATGTTAATAAAAATCTCCTTTTCTGTTTAATTAATAATTTTGTTTTTGTCATAATCGTTCCTCCTTTGGTGATTTGACTGATTTGTTGGCTACATATATTAATTCTCTGTTTCTTTTGGTATGAAATCATATTTTTTAAAAACAGCAGTATCACGAATTTTATCCAGATATCCCTCATACTGATTTTTTTCATACATATGCTCATATTTTTCATTCTCAGAAACAACATATTCATACACGCTAATAATTTCTGCATTTGAATATTTTTTATCATTACCTTTAAGAATTTGTTGATACATTTGAGCAAGCCTGCGTTTTGTGTTTGCTTTCTTATTGTTATTTTCCACATAACGATAGGACTCATGGTGTTTTTGTTGGTTGTTAGCAAAAGCGATTATGTATTCAATATCAGAAACTCGTCCATAGATATTATTAAGCCTCTTAATATTATTCTCTTTATCAATTATGAAATCATTCTGCCTATAAATATAGATAAGACCGATTTCTTCTAATATTTTGTTATACTCGATAATAGTTCTGACTCCTATGCCAGATAGTTCTGCTAGATAGTCAATAGTAAAGTTGCCAATAACCCTACTTTTATATTCTCCATTTTCAAGGTAAACAGTTATCTTGCTGCTAATGGTACTCATCAATAAAACAAAATATCTTAATAACAAGAATTTATTTACATTTTCTACTTTAAATATCTGTCGCACTTCGCCAAAAGTAACTACAATAAAATGTTCATTGATTATATCCGTTCTTAAATTAGTACAATCTAATATGTAATGTTTTTGTACATCATCTATTTTTTCTATAATATGATTGTCTACTAATTCATTTATTCCACATTTAATATAATCACTCATTAACCGTTTCTTAGATATTTTGCCAGTAAGATAAAATTCAATCTGGTTTTGTGTAACACATAGTATAGGTATTTGGGTTGGCTGTGATAATGTGCGCAATACACAGTAAATAGCAAGAGAGTAGTTTGAAAATGCATTGTCGGTTACAAGCCTTTCGGGAATAGATAAAACTATTTCGTTTTTAAATTCCATTCATTTTCCTCCTTGTATTTATTTCTCTTCTGAAAGTCGAAAGGTCGTCAAGAAATTCTTTATTCACTGAACCATCTTCATTTTTTAACAAATTATAATCATCTAAATATAAGAAAACATAACCTTTCATTTGTTTGCAAAATCTTCGTCTACAACATTCTCTAATACCACTAATACTAACTTGAGTATTCTCGCTTGCTTCATTTGGTGAGATAAAAGTGTTTAAATAAGCACCATCAAGAGTGAGTTGACAAATTTTTTTAATAGTACCCTTTCTCATTTTGGTTTCAATCATTTTCTCAGTACTTTTTCCATATTGTCTGTTATATTGAGGAGTACACCATTCTAAATTATCTACATTATTATTTAGTTTATTTTCGTCCTTGTGATTTACATATGGCAAATTATTTGGATTTGGTATAAATGCACAAGCAACCAAACGATGCACATTCAAAGACTTTGAAAATGTTCCAAATTTTTCAAAAGTATGAGAAAGATTTACACTGTAATAATCACCCCATATAGAAGGCTTTACTATTTTATCTGTTAGACCGTTTTTAACACGTCCTTTGTTGCTAATTAAGAAAACTCCATCTAGCATTCCTAGTTCTTTATTAATTGTTTCATTAAAAATAGGTTTCCAAAGTTCTGTTTCGTTGTTCATATAATCTCCTTTCTAATAAGTAATTCTCTAAACAATACCCTGAAACCCTTGAAAATACATCAAGGTGCAAATTTTGAACAATTTTTGTCGTTACACTCCCCTCATTTTGGAGATAAAAAGCAAAAAATTGACACTATTTTGCAGTTAATATCAATATATATGAATCCAATATATATGATATAAACTCGTCTCTATTCAGAGACTGTATCGTAATTTATTCGTTTCACTCCATAAATTACTCTTTTGGTTGTTTTTGTGATGGTGTTGTTGGTGGTTTAATATGTATTTCTCTTTTTGGTTTTGTCTTGGTATGTGATTTTTCTTGCTGTAACTTTTTTACTAATAATTACTTCTCCATTTAAGTTTTGGTTTTTGTAGGTAATTATTCTTCTTTTTACGGATGTTTACTTTGATGTGTTTGTTTTTCTGTTGTATTTGTTTCTTCTCTGTTTTTACCTACTTTAACTTGTTTGTACAATGCATACATATAAGTTGTGCTGTTCTTATGTGTAAACTATGCCCCCTATATGGTATAAAGGCGTTATACTCTGTTGTTTATAAATAATGGGTAACTGTTTTTATTTATTCTCCTTTACATACGTCAAATGATGTAATGTTTATAATCATTGATAAAAGTGAGTGTTTTTGCTAGTAAAGTTAAAGCTTGGTGTTTGTTGTTAAGATATTATTCTCTATTTGGAGTGGACGATTTTTAATTATTTGCACTTGTAGATAGATTTTTAGATGTATTACTTACACCTTTGTGCTGTTGTCTTATAATTTCTCTTTATAATAAGTATGGTTTTGTCATGTGTGAGTATTTTTTGAGTTTTTGATACTGAATTTTTATTTTTGTATTTAGACGGTAAATTTATCATCTGATGTACTACGATTGAAATTTGGTATTGATTTCGTTAATTTAGTCTCTAAATTGCAGGTAAATAATTTTGTGGATGATGTGTCACGATTATTAGATGGATTTCGTGATATAAAAATAAAAAATAAGACAGGTTGTTGGTCTGTCTGTGTGTATACCAGATTTATGTCTTGATGATATAGATTTGGTATTTTTATTTTGTTTAAGATGTTATAGAACAATGTTGAGATTGGTATTTTCGATATGAGAGTGGTTTGTGTTTTGATTTTTATGTGAAATATTAGGATTTTATAAGGCTTTGTGTATTTATTGTAATGATTATTTTGATGAGTTTCTTCTATATAAGTAATGAAAATTGTAGCTATTCGGTGAAATGCTTGATTTTGTTGGGAGTTTTTGTATTTTTGGTGTGGATTTGATGAAATTTATGATTGTTGGAATAAGTAGAAATGTTGATTTTAGTATGGTTTATCGAAGTTGGTGTCGAGGTGGTTTTGTGATAATTTGTGGTTTTTTGGTGATTTTTGTGTTTTTGATGATTCGAAGATTCGATTTTAATAAGGAGTCTGTGTGTGGAATTGATATGCGATTTTCAAAAAATAATAATCATTCCTAAAATGTAAAATAGCCCCCAATATAGAATATATCAAGCTTTTTATGGTTATAGATATATACAAAGTGTAACTGTATTACAGGAGCAGTACAATAATATAGTAATACAATACATATTGCCATTATTCCGGCTGCCAAATCATCTTACAAGTATAATAAATAGTGTCGGCTTTTGTTTCGGCGTTCGGCTTCGGTAAGTGATATCAAAATGATATCAAAATGATATCAATGTGTATAATTATACAAAATACCCATCATTATACACATTTTATGCACACTTTATGCATAAATCAATATATGAATAAATATACAAAAATTATGCATAATCAATGCATAAAATACAAAATTATACATAAAATATACATTACACAAAATAAGTAATAATTCTTATTTTTCATCATTCAAAAAATCATCATGTTCTAATTTTTCTCTTATAGCTTGTTTAATAAAAGCCTGCCGGCTCATTCCTAAAATATTACTTGCGTTTTCTATTTGTTTCAAAAAATCATTTTCGCTATGAATAAATTTTAAACTAATAACAGTATTTTTAGCATTATATTTTTTTTGCGATTCATAATTGTATGTTGATTTTTTCTGATCTTGTTTTTCATTATTCATTTTTTTATTCCTCGTTTTTAACTGGCAAAAAATCAATATGCAGCTCGTAACCCATAAACAAAAGTAATTTTTGCATATCGTCGCACGTTAAATTTTTTTTATTAAATAGTTTCGTTATAGTCTGTTTTGATGTATTCATCATATTGGCGATGTCGACCTGTTTTGTATTAGTATCAATCATTACTTTTTTTAATTCGCTAACTAGTTGGTTATTGTCTTTATAAATCATGTTATTTATTTCCTTTTTATATTTGTAGTTTTAAAATCATATCATATAATAAAATTCTTGTCAATTGTCAGTAATACAAAACAATTTATAAATAAACAAAAACATTAAAAAAGTAACCCAAAACAGTTGACTTTTATATATTTATATGGTAAGATAAATATAGTTACAAAATAACTTTTGCTTGTTACTAGTAACCTAAAAACAGTTACAAAAATTAAAAAAAGTAATAAAAAAAGGTTGACAAGTAACCTAAAAAAAGTTATAATAAAGACAGTTAAATAAGGCACACCGACAAGCTGCAGGGCTTGCCGCTGAAGTTAAATCAAAATTAAACTATATTGACGCAGGGAGAACTTGCGAAACCAAAATTCATCCACTCATGACAGAGAGTATAACAAGTACGTGAAAGCCG